TTTCGGCCAAGGCAGTCAGCTTGCCTGCATGTTCCAAGCATATTTTGCAAACAATTGGGCGCAGGAAGTTTGGGGGCTGCCGGTTGGTGAAGGCAGTGTGGCTGCAACCAAGACCGTCACAGTAACGAGTGCCCCAACAGTGGGCGGGACGTATCATCTTTATATTGGTGGTCGACATGTGCCGGTGCCGCTCTTGGCGACGGATACGACGACAACGGCGGCGACTGCTATCGCAACGGCGATTAATGCCGACAAGACGTTGCCGGTGACGGCTGTGGGCGCTTCTGCTATCTGTACCTTGACGGTCAAGAGCAAGGGATCGCATGGCGCCGATATTGTCGTCAGCAGTAATTATTACGGTGCTGTTGGTGGTGAGAGCATGCCGACAGGATTTGCTGTGACAATTGCTGATGGTGTTGCTGGTACTGGTGTTCCGACGTTTACGACGGCTATTTCCAATCTTGGGGAATCGCCGGCAGAATATGTCTGCATGCCGTTCACGGATGCAACATCGTTGGCGGCTTGGAAGGCTGAATTTGGTTTTGGTGATACTGGTCGCTGGGGTTGGGTACGGCAACTTTATGGTCATGTCTTCAGCGCTGTCAGAGGTGCTTATGGCACCATTGTGACGTTTGCGGCGAGTGCTGGCAATAATCCGCAGCTGTCGGTTATGGCTATTGAGGCTCTTGCGCAATCGCCAATATGGGAATGGGCGGCGGCGTATACCGCTAAGGCGGCACGTGGTTTGTCAATTGACCCGGCAAGGCCGCTGCAGAGCTTGCACTTGGAAAATATTATTCCTGCGAAGGGGCAGGATCGTTTTCTGCTCAGTCAGTTGAATATACTTTCGTTGGCCGGCATCGCTACGCAACGCACATTGCAGGATGGCGTGCCGATGATTACGCGGGAAACAACGACGTACACGTTGAATCTCTATGGCAATACCGATGATGCCTATACTGATGTGACGACGTTGGCGACGTTGGCCAAGCTGTTGCGCAATCAGCGACAGGCAATTACCAGTAAATATCCGCGTCACAAGCTGGCGAATGATGGGACGCGGTTCGGCGCTGGGCAAGCAATCGTTACGCCGAAAATCATCAAGGCTGAACTTGTTGCACAATATCGTATGGACGAGTTCAACGGTTTGGTCGAGGACGCGATCAACTTCAAGAATAATCTTATTGTTGAGCGCGATCCAAACGACCCTAATCGTGTCAACGTTCTGTATCCGCCTGATTTGGTCAACCAGTTGCGGGTGTTCGCCGTGCTGGCTCAGTTCCGCCTTCAGTTCAATCGTGGAATTGATTTGGCTATCATCTAGGAGTTTGATTAATGAGTGATCCGATTCTTGATAAACTTGGTCAGATATTGGATCGGATCACTGCTATTGAAAAGCGGTTAGTTTTAACGGACCAGCTAGCCGTTGGCATTCTACAACAAGGAACGGTGACTGATATGGCCCTTCAAGACGTACTGAATAAAGTGGAAGCGCAGACTACTGTGATTGGATCGGTTGAGACGTTGCTTGCGGATTTGAGCACGCGACTCAAAGCCGCGATTGCTGCAGAAGACCCGGTGATGCTTCAGAAAATTGTGACTGAGCTTGACGCCAATACGACTCGTGCTGCAAAAGCAGTTGAAGCAAATACACCAGCCGCTTCGGTCCCTTAAAAAACAATTGGTGGGTCACTCCTCAACAGCCGGTGATCTGCCATAGGGGGCCGGCAAGCGCGTCCCCGCACAACTTGCCGGCTCCCGCCCATAAGTTCTTTTGCAATAGGAGTAAAACAACATGGCGCAACGAATAGCTGGTATTGCGTTCCTTAAGGTCGATGGAAATATTTATCCTTTGCGTGGTAACTTGACAGTCAGTCCATCGCCTGTTGAACGGGCCATGCTGGCAGGGCAAGATTTCATTCATGGCTACAGTGAGATGCCACGTGTGCCTTCGATCAGTGGGGATGTGTCGCTCGATCCGGCATTGTCGGTTGATGATGTCGAGCGTGCTGTTGACACGACCGTAACGGCAGAGCTTGCCAACGGCAAGGTTTATGTGTTGCGTGAGGCTGCATGCACCGCTGCACTGGACCTTAATACCCGTGAAGGTACGATGCGAGTGGTGTTTCAAGGTATCTCTTGCGACGAAATATGAGCCAGACTGGACTATCGATTGGCGCGTTGGCTACCAGCTTGTTGGCGTTGGGGCTTTCGGCTTTCGTGTGGGCGCGTTCGCCGGTTCATGGGGTGCAGGGGCCGGCTGGTATTCCCGGTGTTGGTGATGTTGGTGCGGTTGGGCCTGTAGGGCCGCAGGGATTGCAAGGGCCTGTAGGGCTGCAGGGAGCGCAAGGGCTTGTAGGGCCGCAGGGGCCGCCTGGACCTGTAGGGCCGCAGGGGCCGCCTGGACCTGTAGGGCCGCAGGGATCGTCAGGGCTGCCAGGGTTACAGGGGTCGCAGGGAATACCTGGAGAATCGGGGAAGCAAGGAGAATCAGGAAAGCAAGGTCGGCACGGCCGGCAAGGTAAGCGGGGTAAGGTATATAAGGTGAAAGAGTGCGGGTGTTGAGATGGTAGATGAATCCAAGGATGAAACTAATAAATCCAATGGCGGTTTTGAACCAGTTAAGGTCAAGTTGCGCAAGCCGATTCAGGCACATGGTGAGCAGGTTACCGAGTTGATGTTTCGGGAACCGACTGCTGCTGATATCGAACGTTGTGGAAATCCTGTTAACATTGATTTCAGCAGCGGTGATGGAAAGGTGATGTTCGACGCTAAGAGCATGTCGGCAATGATGTCGACATTGGCGGCTGTGCCGCCGTCTTCCATTAAGCAGATGAATACACGAGATTGGAATACTGCGGCTTGGAATTTGGCAAGTTTTTTTCTGCCCGAAATGTGAGACCGGAAGATATCATATTGGATTGTTATCGATTAGCGAAATTTTATTCACGTAATCCGAAAGAGTTTTTAGAGATGCCTTTATCGCAAATCGGGCGACATATAATGTGGACAGCAAAGTTGGTTGAATTGACGAGGCCAGAGGACGAGTAATGCCGCCGGTTGATCCAAAAATAGAAGTTGAACTTGCATTAAAAAATACAGCGTCTGCTGCTGTTCAGGATATTTTCAAAGATGTCAGTGAGCTTGTTAAGCATGTTCATGAGATGGGAAAGGCGAGCAGCGGTACTGATTCTGGGATTGAAAAAACTGTCAAAGGGATAAAGGGGCTTAAAGATAGGACGGATGATTCACATAAATCATTTTCTCAGTTGGCGGCTATTCTGGCGCCGATGGTTGGTGTGGGTGGGACTATCGCTTTGGTCGCTACTGCTTTTGCTGGGGCTGCGTTTGCTTTGGATGAATTCGGTAAAGGTCGAATTAGTTTGCAAAATTTAGCGGTTGATCTTGGATTGAGTGTTGATGAAATGTCAGTCATGGAAAAAACTTTCCGGCTGATGGGGATTCCTGCTGATGATGCAAAATCGACTGTGGTGGCTATTGGGGCGTTGTTGAAGAACATACAGACTTATGGCGAACGTACTGAGGCGTTTAAGAATGTATCGTTTATGGGTGAACGTGGCGCGGCGTTTATGAAGAATTTTCTTGAGACAATCAGGTCTGGTCCGGGTGGTGAATACAAAGGATTTCTTATGGTGCTTGATGAGTATAATAAATTGATTAAAGACGAAGGTCTTCAGCGAGCAAATCAATTTTTGAAAAATTTTCCTGGGGTATCGGAATCGGCAGCGTTGAAATACAGGGAAAAATCGAAAGACGTTGAGCCATCTTTTAAGCCTCAAATCGAAGCGATCGAAAAGCTTCATCAACGGATTGCGGAGGTGAAGTCCAAGGTCAACAATGCCAAGAATAGACTTATGGATTGGATTTTGTTGAACCAAAGGGCCTTGCAGGAGTATGTTCATGATTTGCTCAGCCCAAAGCCTTTGGCGCCGCCTGGGTTTAATGAAAGGTTTGGTATTTGGCCGGGGACGCCGTTCGGGCGGGGAGGGCAGCAGTTTGGGCTTGATGATAAGCCAGCATCATTCAAGGATCGTTTTGGGGATTTTGATTTGGACATAAAAAAAGAATCCAATGATAAATTAAAGGAAATTCTTGATAGTACAAAAAGGTTGTTTCCTCCTGTTTCGCCTAGACAGTTTGGTGGCTCGGTCGAAGCAGGCCAGAGCTATCTCGTTGGGGAGCGAGGTCCTGAGTTGTTTGCTGGTGGTGGGGATAGTGAGCTTGTTGGGGCGGGAGGACCTGAAACGATTAAGCCGAAGTCTTCTGGTATGATTCAAACGCTGCCGGAATCAAGAGCAATTGATGATCGGAGAGGTGAGTCAAGTGGGTGGGGGCCGGCAAATAGCTGGTTAGAAAAATTTGCCTACTCCACCGGGATTCCACAAGCGATAATAGACATGCAGAATTTTCGCCGGAATAATCCAGTGGCGAAATGGCTCTATGGCGAAGATTATGGGCTTAACAATTTGCGACTACCGCTTGCTGAACCTCATGGGTTAGGAAGTCCAGGGCCACCCGATACGACTGAAATATGGAGCAACAGTGATTGGGAGCAATTCAAACGTGGACAAACTCCGGGCAGCGCAACCGGGAAGGTTCGCAGCATTTCACCATCCAGTTGGTGGGAGCGGGAGCAGCTTGATCAATCGTTGCGTTCAGAAGAAAGCGGTTCAAACTTGAGTGCTGAGATTACGTTTAGGAACGTTCCACCGGGGGTCATGACTAATGCAGATGGCGACGGCTTCGACAACTTCAAAATCAACAAGTCAAAGGCGATTGATTTTTGATGGCT